TGTGGGCAGAGTTCGAGGGCGGCGATCCGCAGTATCCGATCTGGAGCGGCGTCTGGCTCGCGAAATCCAATCCGGGTGAGCAGCCAGAGGAATCGAAGCGGCTTTGCGATAGCACTACTTGCCAGGACTGCGAAGACAAATGTGAGCATGCCTCGGACGCAGCGGATAGCAAGGAGCATGGCAAGTTTCACGGTCACCCGGCGTATTACTGCCCCCGCAGAAAGGTGCTCGTCAAGACCGAGACCGGCCACACAATCGTGATGGACGACCGGGATGGAGAGGAGTTTCTGAAGATAATAGACCGGGCCGGGCAAATCCTGCACATGGACGCGCCGGTCAAGAAAGAGGTTCAAAGTGAAAATACTCGGAGGCGCGGGACGCACGATTTTGCGTCAAGCGAAGGCAACAGCCAAGCGGGTGCTGGTGCGACAGGTCAACAGATCGATATCGCGCGGGATATCAAAGGCCGCAAAGCGTTTGTTCAAGTAACGGATGCGTGCCGACAGTTCCTGCGCCTTGAGGCGTGGCAGGACAAAGAGAAGATTCATATCCTCTCTTGCGACAAGACCCGATCCCGTTGGCAGAAGATTCTAATCGACACCACCAAGGGTCGGGAGAGCATCAGCATCTGGGGACTGGGCGGCACGCAGGAGATTCGAATGATATCAGCTTCGGGCAAGGAACAGATCCGGCTCAAGGACAGAACCGGAAGCAAAGTGATAATGGACGGGTCGGCAGGGCATATCGTTGTGCGCTCGTCTGGAAAGGTGCTCATCAACCCCATGACAGGAGGAAACGCGGTTGGCTGAAAACGAATGCCAGGGACCCGCGAAGTGCGGATGGGTGGATAGCGAGAGGCTCTTAGTAAAGACATTTGACCAGTGGCGTGCTGAGTTTCGCACCATCCTTGAGGAGCATCGCCGAGATATCCAGAACCGGCTCGAGAAGATTGAGAGAGAAATCGAAAAGAAGTCGGACAAGGAGAATGTCGACCTCATAGTTCGCGGCATCAACCATGAACTCGCTCGGCATGCCGAGCAGATCACGTGCCTGCACGCTGCTGTCGCAAGCAAAGTTGGGACCGACACAATGTGGAAAGTCGTCGGGCTGGTCATAACCCTGGGCGGAATCGTGAGCGGCATCATAAGCGCGATCATCAACTACTTCGGGAGGCATTGAAGTGGCGAGACCGCAGGCAAGACTTGGCGACACATCAAGTCACGGAGGCACGATCATCACAGGGTCGGTGACTACGTTTGTTAATGGCAGACCGGTTGCTCGAATGGGTGATCTGCACGTGTGCCCAATTCCCGGTCACGGCGTGACTTCCATTACTACTGGAAGTATGAACACAGCGACGGATGGCAGGCCCAACGCAAGGCTTGGAGATATTGCTGGATGCGGCGCGATGATAGTAACCGGCAGTATGGATGTCTGCGACAACTGAGGTGAGAATTGGATTCTGTTCTATATTGGGATGTATTCCCCAAGTCGATCAAGGTCTCGCATGGCTCGCTTAATATGATTGTGCCTCTGTCGGTTCGTGGCAATCCAAGGGGCCAAGTGCGCTTCGATGTATCGAATATGGCCATAGCGACTGTAAGTGAAGATGGTCTTGTCTCCTTGGGCTATAACGTGGGGGCCACGATCATTGCGGCCTACGACAGCGAGGACCGCACCAGCGTGCGCTACGTGCAGGTTGAAGTCATAAGCGTGGCGGCGGCGGTTGCCAATGCTTGAGAGATCTCTGACGTTTCCATACTGGGATGTTCGGCCCAGGCTTATCGTGCAGCCGTATGATCAGGTGGCAAAGTCAGTGCCGCTTGATATCCTCGGTAGACCTGATGGGGATGTTTCCTTCACGACAACGGAGCCGACCATAGCCGCAGTATCAAGCGGAGTGCTCACTTACGGCGCTAACGCCGGTGCGGCCGTGATTGTGGCCGAAGCAGTCTGCGAAGGTGTTGTCGCTTCCCGCCGCTATGTCCAAGTGGAAATTGGAATTGAGCAGGAGCAGGCTCCCGCGAAGCCTCCCATACGGCAGATCGTGCCAAGCGGCTATGTTGAGGAACTGCCGGATGGAGTCTGGCACTTCAAGTACTTTACGGACTGGTTCGATCAGTGGGGCTGTAACATCCGGGTTCAAGGCGAATTGGCTATCACTCTGGACCTTGATAAGCACTACTGGCTTTCATTCGATGTATGGGGAGCCATCGAGAGCATTGCGGCGCACAACCACGACTGCCTCGATCTCTATTTCAATGATAGGTGGAAGCGCAACTTCAATCCACCGTATGTGATCTATCCGGCCTGGAACCAGCCGTGTGTTATCCCCAGGCGAACCGAGCGGATCGATCTCTGGGAGTTTATAGGACGAAGCGTTACGGTGCGGTTTGTCTGGGACACCAAAGATGCGCTTTATCAGATGTTCGACGGCTGGTATGTCGGCAACATCAGACTCCTATCACCGGAGGATGTCATAAATGGCAGATAACGAGACAACACTACAGCCGCTTATAGAGCAGACGAGTTCTTCGGAGAACCACTATGAGCTGATGGCGATTGCCCAAGGTCTCTGGGAATGGTTCGGCCTCAATAGAGAAAAACCGTATCTGGAGCAATTGTCGGACGACCTGAATGCTATTCGCGTCCTTATGGAGCAAAGCTTCGCGGTCTCCGAACTGATGCGCCAGGAGGCCCAGCGAATACTGGCCCTGCACGAACAGAGCGCCGGTGAGTATCTGCGCCGTCTGGATGATGACGCAGACGCGCATCCTTTCCAGTCAGTGCCAGCGGGGACCACGATTCGCGATCTGCCCGATGGCGGCAGGTTGTTCTCGTTCTCGGGTGGAGCATTTCTACGAGTCCTGCCGGATGGCGAAATGGTTTCGGTCGGAGAGGATGGCGCGGCAATACCAGTCGCTGCTTCTCGCGCAGGTATGGTGACTCTGCCGGGTGGCATGGAGCTTCACCTTGTGAATGACGCCATTGCGGTAACCCACGAATCCTGCGGTGTTGAAGGTCTGCCCCATGATGTGGAACCCACGCTCGCTTCCGACGGCAGATACAGCGTGATGCTGTCTGGTGGTGTTCGTCTTGATGTGCTGCGGGCTGAGAAGCTTCTTATCATCGGCAATCCGACGGGCACAGTGAACGTCATCGGGATCGGCCGCATTGAAGGCATCGGCGAAGAAGTGCAGGCGCGTAGCATCTCGGGTGGGTCGAAGAGCTTCCGGTCGATGGAGAGTGGACATGCAGGGATGATAGAAGCCGACGGGACAATCCATCTATCGCTTGCAAGCGGACTGGACCTCGTGATCCGGTTCCCTGAAGATTCCGGCGATGGAAGCGGCGACGATAATGGGCCGGTCTGCTTTGACTGCGAGGCGCACGACTGATGAGCACCGACTTTCTCGGCAAGGGCCTGCGTTTCCCATTTGCGTTTGCCAAGCGATCCGGCGGCGCACAGGTCTCGACAGTCACGTCGATGGACCACGCGCACATACACGAGAGCATCTTGCAGATACTTGGCACCCGCCCGGGCGAGCGCTTCATGAACCCCGAGTTTGGTTCTCACGTGAAAGACCTGGTGTTTGAACCTAACGACCGGGTGCTGCGCGGTCTTCTCAGACACTACATCATCGACGCCATTGAGAGATGGGAGAAGCGTGTTTATGTGAACGACGTCGCCTTCGATGAGTCGCCCGAAACGACCGACGAGAACACCATACTCGTTTGCATCTCCTATCGGGTGATAGACACGCAGGTGGCGGGCAATCTCGTGTGGCCATTCTGCCGCGATGCAATCCAAGATGGAGGGCCGATCCGTGGGTAGAGCGAGCATTACATATAGCAATAAGGATTACGAGTCCCTGCGCCAGGAACTCCTTGCGCGCATCCCGCAGCTTACTGACCGGTGGACCGACTTCAACGAGTCCGATCTCGGCGTGGTGCTGCTAGAGCTTTTCTGCGGCGTTGGCGACATGCTGGCCTACTATCTGGATGCGCAGGCGGCGGAAGCATTCCTGCCGACAGCGCGGCAGCGACAGAATGTCATCAACCTGTGCAAGCTGATCGGCTACAGGTTGGACAGCCCGGTTGCTGCAACCAGCGTGCTCAGATTTGCGCTGTCAACAGCCTCGGCTTATGACATAACCATTCCAGCCGGAACTGCCTGCAAGGCCAAACTCGACGATGGCGACGTGGAGTTCGAGACCATCGAAAGCACGACAATCCCGCGTGGCCAACTCTCTGCGGATGTCGGAGCGAGACAGGGCGTGCGCAGAATCGAGGAGCTCATGGCGACAGGCGGGCGCAGCCAGCGGTTTGCACTTTCCTCTACCAGCTTGTCTCAAGGCACTGTGCATGTGCGTGTCGGAAGCAGCGATTGGGAAGAGGCGCGATTCTTCATCGACAGCGCGCCGGACTCACGGCACTTCCAGGTTGAAACAGACGGGTTGGATGTCACCTGGATTGTCTTCGGCGATGGAATCCACGGAGACATATCGTCCGTTGGCGCGATTATCACCGTCGAGTATCTGGAAACCCTTGGTTCCGAGGTAAACATAGGGCGCGAATTGGTTACTGAGATCGTCAGCCCGATCTACCACGACGGAACACGGCTCGATCTGGTGGTCACCAATCCCATCGCTTCCACGGGCGGCTCCGACCGCGAGACTCTGGATCACGCGAAGCTGCAAGCTCCGGCGGAACTGCGGTCGCTCTGGAAGGCGGTGACGAAGGACGATTACCAGGCACTCGCCGAGGGCTTTCCGGGTGTGGCTAAAGCTCAGGTGCTGGACGCAAATGACTGTGCAAACATCCGCTACTACCAGGTGAACATGGCCATTGCTCCGGACGGCGGCGGGTTACCGTCTCCCATTTTGAAGCGTGAGCTTGCCGAGTTCATAGAGTCGCGCAAGGTGATTACCATCGAGGTAAACCTCTTCGACCCGAGCTACCGGCCTGTGGCTATTGACGCCGAGGTCTATGTCAACCCGACCGAGCAGCCCGAGGACGTGCGCATGCGGGTGGAAGCGGCGCTTCGTGATTTCTTCTCGTTTGAGAAAACTACGTTCGGCCAGTCCGTTCACTTCTCGGATGTTGTCTCGCTACTCGACGGTGTTCGTGGGGTGAGTCACATCAGACTCTACTCTCCACAATCTGACATCGAGGTCCGGCCTGGTCAGATGGCGACGCTGGGTGAGGTGAGCCTGGACATGCAGAGGGCCACACAATGACCTACTTTGAAGAGAAGCTCCTTGATCTCTTACCGCCAATCTATTGCGACCGCGATACCACTGGTGATCTGCGCGCATTCCTCGCTATTCCAGCAGCGACACTCGATGAGGTGAAGAGCCTCATCGATGCGCTGCCAAGCATCTGGAACCTCGATGCCTGTGACCCCAGGTTCTTGCCGCTGCTGTCGGCGGTTGTCGGCTACAGCTTCGACCCAACCCGCGACCCGGATGTGCAGCGCCGGGAGATTCAAGAGATCGTCGAACATTACCGGCGCAAGGGTTCTATCCCAGCGATCCGGCGTGCTCTCATCAATGTCGGCTGGCAAGGGGAGATAAAGGAAACCTTCCGAAGCGCGTTGCGACTGAATAAGCGTTCAGTGATCACCCGCGCAAAGCTACCAGGTGAACTCTACAGCCTCGGCGTCTACCGTATCGAGAGCAGAAACATCGTTCCGGTGATCAGGGATACACTCTCGCCGCAGCATCCCGCAGGCACACGGGTCTTCTTCCTGCAGTGGCTGCTGTCCCAGGATTCGATGGAAGACGACTTCGTCGCGGCGCTGCGGAGAACTGTGGCTCTGCATTCGACGGGCCGCATTCATGATGTGTTCGTCGTGGGCCGCAGGCTGTTGAACTAGGACTACAGGCTGACGAAGAAACAGACTACCTGGTCTTGCTGGCAGATCACTCACCAGAGCACGCTGACCCAGGGTTATGATAGCGCGGGGGTGATCATCAATCGCTGGCATGGACGATCTCTGGGACACAAGCTCAACGGCTTTGTTCTAAGCGCAGACAGGCTGATCGGCGTCGAGCTTTCAGAGCGACGGCTGCAGCTTGAGTGCGATGTGGAAACTACGGAGCCGGGAGCGAAGCCTGTTATCTTCCGGCTGGTTCGCCAGCATCTCAACCGCTCTAAGCTGGCACGCTCGACTCGCTCGTGGAGGTTCGTGTTCAGGCAGAAGGATATGTCGGGTTCGGACACGGCCGGTTTTGCGGCTGCCGCGAACCTCTATACGGTCACTCAGTGGCCACAGGAATAGGAGAAACGCATGGCGATACATCTTTTCAAAGACTCACTACTTACGGAGCAGATATCCGAGGGCACGCTCGCAAGCCCGGATTCCGACACCTACAACGGTACTGACGGACAGGCTAAAGACCGGGAGTTGTTCCTCGCAAACGAGCAGAGCACTCTTGCTGCCAATATCACCAGTACACAGACGAGTATTACGCTGACTTCCGCGCGGTTCGCCGATGGAGACACGATCATCATCGAAACCGAACAGATGATAGTAACCGCCGGTGGTGGGACTACGGGCCTCACGGTGCAGCGCGGGCAGAACGGCACTGCCAAGGCGGCGCACGCAAGTGGGGATGCGGTTTACTCGGCTCTGACGTATACCACGCTCAAAGTGAAGCCTGTGGACAGCTCGGGTTCCGATGAATCCAATTGGTGCAAGGTGTCGCTCACACAAGCTGAACTAGACACTGCAACGCCCGGGGCGGAGATATCACTCGGCGACAAGGCCCACAACGTCACGCTTTCGTTCTGGCGGCGCTTCAGCGTTCCCGCTGCTACCCCTGTTCAGAACAAGACTGACTTGAAGCTGAGAATCACGGGCGTCGAAGCGCCGGTATAAGGACGATCACATGGCATACCATTCAACATCCGGCACCGCGACGAACACGGCCGATCTGCTTGTGAAGCTCAAGGACTTCCTTGTTACAACGTGCGGCTGGACTCTGCACGATGATGGATCGGCTACGGCGGAGCCTTACTACGTCCTGAAGTCCGTTGGCGAGTCGGGAAACGAAGACATCTACATCCAGATCATAAACGATACCGCCAGTGTCGACTGCATCTCCGTCAAGGGGTATCTTTACTGGAACGCGGCAACCCACGTCGGAGTAAAGGTAGTGTTCTCCAGCGCAGCCACAATGATCTCGACCAAGGACTCCACTCAGTTTCTTTACTGGCTCTACGCTGATCTCGACCACATGTATGTAGTGACCAAGATCGTTGCGATCTACTACGGGCACTACAGCGGGGTCATCAAGAGGTTCTGGTCGTCTCAGACAGCCTTAACCCAGGGCGCGGTGACGGCCGGAAGCAACGTAGTTGTCCAGGTCGACGATGCATCCATCCTTACGGTCAACAAGCGCTACATCATAAAGGACAACGCCAACATTGAGCGTGTGCTTGTGAGTGCCAGGGATACAAACGCCACGCCAAACACGATTACTGTAGCGGCCCTGGTCAACGGTTACGCGGCTGGCGCGAAGATCGGCGAGGATCCTCAACCGGTGATTATTGGCCGCAATGCCATGCCTGGGAGCTTCTATGCCTTGAACAAGTGGGATGGCTGGGTTAGCGCCACAGGACAGACGGGCACCTGCGGTTCTGCGAGCGGTAACTTTGCCAGCAACTGCGACCCGGACGTGCGATACAGTCTTGTCACGATGTTTCCTTGGCTGGTTGCGATGACCGCGACGAACAACGATGAGCTTCGAGGTGAACTCATCGAGGTTTACTCAATCGGCGCAGGCGCGGGCGACTCGGAAGATGTGATTGACCTCGGCACGAGCACCTACAAGATGTTCAACCTCTCCAGCGGGGGCTGGTGCGCGATTAAGGAGTAGGCAGTGGCAACAAAACCCGGTACGAAACAGCAGGTCGCTACGTGCAAGGGCCTGGTGCTGCCTCGTAGCAAGGTGTTTCTTATAATCGGCAAGGGGATCGCACTTAAGGGCAAGGTGAAGCGTGGTAGTTCGTAGCGGCAACAAGAAGACCATAGCGACCAGCCCAGGCACAGTCCTGCCGCGAAACCGCGCGCTTGGCCCACGAAATACCGGAATCCTGTGGGACCTGCTAGGGCCGGATGTTGGGACCAGTGCATTCGTGACCCACGCCGATGCCGGGCTGCATGTCGCTGGGTTGCTCAATAGAGACGCGGACTGCGGCACTCTGGTGTTTGCTGCGTTTGAAACCGCCGCTGACTTCAGGCTTGCCGTTGCTGAAGCAATAGAGCTGCGGACTGACGCCGTGATAAGGGTAAGTGCGCGGCTGGCATCTTAACGCGACGCCATGCTCCGCATTTTCGGCACGGCGGTTCGCAGCGCCGACGCTCAACTTGCCGTCGCCAACACTGTGGAATCACTCGCCGATTTCTCTGTGCACGTTGCTTGGTCTAGGCAAATTCAGACTGATGCATATCTGACGGTGATCGGCATCGTCAACCGCAGCGCCGATGTGTACCTGGAGATCACGGACGCCGGACTCATCCGGGCCGACGCAGTGCTTGTGGTCACTCGTCCGATGTTCTTCGCGGCGGATGAGGAGTTGCTGGTGCTACAGCGCCTGGTTCCGGACCTGGCGACAGATCAGATGATCTACGCGGTTCTCATATACGAAAGCCATTCAATCCAAGTTTGAGAGGAGAACGATTATGTCCCTTGGACTCATAACACGAAGCGGGCGAGTGCTCACCGCTCGATTGCTCAAAGGCGATCCCATCGACGGGATAACGCATTGCGCCATAGGCGATGGAGACGGCACCTTCACCGATCCCATGAACCCGCCTGATGTGAGCGTGGATCAGGCGTCGCTTATTCACGAGCGCGCCAGGAAGCGCTGCTACAAGATTGCGTTTCTGGCAGAAGACCCGGAGGGAGCTCTGGAAGTAAATGGCATCCGCTACTCAGAGTCGGGCCTTGAGACTCAGACAATCGGGGTGTTCTTCCGGTTTGATGAGGCCGAGGCGAATGGAATCACCATCCGCGAGTACGGCTTCTTCGGCGGCAGCGTCGAGTATATCGACGGCCAGCAGTCTGACTACGCGGAGGGTGGCGTCTATGAAATGGCCACAAACCCATCCGGCCAGGTGAAGACGTCCGGTTATCTATACGAAGTGAAGAACATCCCAGACTTCAACAAGACCTCCGACACGCGCGTGGAGCTTGTCGGGGTTGTCAAGGTATAAGGAGGCGATCATGTCCATATCCAGGAACACATTCGACCCCGCAAAGAACTACAAGCGGGTGCGCTATCACCAGGACCGCGACCTGCTGGACTCGGAACTAAACGAGGCCCAGGATATCACCATCAGCGAGCGCAAAAAACTCGCCGATCTGCTCTTCAGAGAGGGCGCGATCATCGGCGGGCTTGTACCACAGGTGGCCGCAAACATCGTGACGCTGTCCGTCGGCGTGGTCTACATCGACGGACATATTGAGCAGGTGCCCGGAGCGACTCTCACATTCGACCCGGCGAAAACCGATGGCGTCGACTACGTCTACGTAGAGCTTCTGAAATACAACTACACCCACAACCAGGACGCTGTGCTCATCAACCCTGCGACAGGTGAGCCGACTGCCGAACGCGAGAAATGGGTGCTCGTGCTTCGCGAGCGCGATACGTCTGGCGACGCGCTGCCCAATAACGTCACCGAGCGCAAGGACGTTGCGATCTACAAGTTTGACCGCGCAACCAGTGAAGTAACAGCCACGGTGCTTGAGAAGTCGAACCTCTACCTTCAGAACTTCCTGGGGACGCTGCCTGGCAGCAGAATCACGGTCTCGTCGATCACCGAAGACCAGCTCGACTTCGCGGCTGCGGAGGGATTGAACTCACTCCTGCAGAACCTCGCCGAGCGGACGTATGACCAGGCGGGGAGTTACCTCGTGCGTGGGTTCGACAGCTTCATAGGCGGCAATGATGGCGCGAGTGTGTCGGTCATCACGAACGCGGGCCGAGCATATGTCCAGGGGATAAGGCTGCAGAAAGATTTGCCATCCACGACGGTGGTGCCGAAGTCCGTGGCGACCAAATCCGTGCGCGGTGAGCAGAAGACATACGTCGCCACTGAACGACGTTACGCTTTGAACAGCGACCCGCTCAAGGAGACTTCTCAGGTCGAGGCGATAGTCGAGATAACCGCGAACGTGACGCGTGGGTCGGTCGGCGGCGGCGAGGACCTGCTGACACCCAATCCCGTGGTCGATATTCTTGAAGTC